TTGCATCACGCATATGCACATCAAGATTTACATTAACAAGATATGGATCTAAAGTACTCATAATAATATTTATCTATAGAAAATATATGCGTATATAAAAAAGCGAGAACTGAATTAACAATTCTCGCTTTAATATAACGCCAATCTGTTGACTAATTAGCCAGTAACTGTTGTGCCGCCTGTTCCGCCAGCTAAGATTCTAGCTGTTGGTTCGCCGATACCGTTAAAGTCTTCATCTGCTCCAAATTGGATTGCATTGTCGTAACGTATAGATAATGTTGTTGTAACTGGGTCATTTGTTGCATATGCTAATGTGTTATAGTTTGCTGATTCAATATAGCATCCTACTAAATGGAATCTATCAATAACATTTGCACCTGTTGCTCCGTTACCACCGTCTAGTATTTCAATTCTAGTTTGGAATTTGTAAGTACCTGAACTTACTGCACTTGATTGCTCAAAGAAATCAAACTGTCTTTGTAATTGCTGTCCAACAATTTTTTGTACGTTGTTGTTTGCATCTTCGCGTAGTGTAAGCGTAATTGGTTCCCAAGTGTGCTTACCAGCAAGATATGTTCTTGAGTTATAAGTATCTACTGTAATCTGATCAAAACTTACGTTTGGACGAGTTACATCTACTACTTGTCTTGAAATTTCTCTAGTACCGTCTGCGCCACCTGTTGTTCCAAAGTTATCAAGGAAAACACGGAAGCGATACTGTAGTTTAGGCATTAATAGCGAACTATTAGAACCTGCACCTTCGGTAGGTATCGAAATATTTGTTAAAGTTGTGATTGGCATTCTTTATCTCCTATACATAGTATTTATACACATTTGAGCAGGGATAATTCCCTGCTCATTATATGCGTATATTAACCTAGTGCCGCAATTTCACCTGTGTTTTTAATTCTCAATGGAATGTAGATGAATTCAATTGCCTTAACAGGCTCAATAGCAATATCTAACCATAGCTCGTTTCTATCGATTCTTGCTGGAGTATTATTGCTTTCATCACATACAACTAAGAAGTCATAAAGTGCTCTTAGACCTACAAGTTCTAGTAGCAGAGCATCTGCTGCTGCTTTAACCTGATCACGTGTGATCTTGTCATTTGGTTCGAACAAGTATGGTCTTGCAAGTAGTTCTAGTTGTCCACGTAAGTATACAACCAAACGTGCTACGTTTACACGATCTAGCGCACTTGCATTTCTTGCACGAGTTTTCTGACCAAATACAACTAAACCTGCTCCGCTAATAAACGTAATTGGGTTAATGTTGTTGCTGTATAGTGTATCACGCTGGCCTGTGTTAAGTGCAACACTTACAAATTCACCTTCACTATTTACATAGCCTGAACTTGTTGCGTTTGTTACACCACCGCGTCTTGTACCTGCTGGAGCAAACCAGGGGAACGCAACTTGGTCGTTTAGTATAATAGTACGTAGTGCCATATGACTTGGTGGAACAACAACGTTGTTTCCTGCATTATCGCTTGTAAAGCCCCAAGGATAATACATTGCCATATATTCATCACGGCTTACTGCACCATCATCGTTATCTTCAACTGCTAGATTAACGTTAGTTGCCCATTCATTCAATGATGTTGCATCTGGTGTTAGTCTAGCTGGTGTGTCACCTACAACAAATGCTGTTAAGCGTCTGTCATAGTTTAGCGTGATCATTTCACCAATTAGTTCTGGATAACCTGGAGCAGCAATCAAGTTAAACTGACGTGATTCTTCGTCTCTAATATCTTGGTTGCTGTTTACAGTTGCTTGTAGAGCTTGTACTACAGACTTGCGTTGTGCGTGACGTCCAAATGTGCCTGAACCGTCTTCGTTATTGCCTGAGTCAGTAACCCAACGATGTGGATAGTACTGTTCCATTGATTGATCTTCTAAGCTACCGCTGTTTCCTACAACTTGGAAACGTCCGTTATCAGCTGCTGTATCAATATAGTTGCGCTCAAAACGCTTAACATTAAATCCGCTTCTGCGTGTATTCCAAAGCAACATTCCTTCTGGATATAGTGCTGGATCTGGAGCATCTGGATCTAAATAGTCACTTACTAGAAGTTCGTCAATATCAGCTGCTGCTGAATTTGAACCTGCGTCTGACCAACGTGCGTCTGCAAATAATATTCCGTTTTCAGTTGTTTGATCAGCTTTATCAATAAGCACCCACTTAGCAAGTGTAGCATTATAACGATATAGTGTGCCGTATGCTTCTACGTCTGAAGTGTCAACCCATAAATCGCCTTCAACTAGTGGACTTGTTTCGTCTGTTTGTAGTGTTGGTTCACTAGCACTTACAATAGGACCAGTTGCATTTGAATTAGGATATACATTTAGATATCCTCTCCATCCGCCGCTGCCGTCGTGTACTAGCATATCAACTTCGTCAACTACTGAGCTGTACCATAATTCGCCGTCTGCTGTTAGACTTGCTGGTGCATCATCACTAGCAGTTGCTTCTAAAGGCTTCCAGTTTGATGCAACTAAATCATTAGCTGTATCGCCACTAGGTGCAGTGTAAAGATTAGCTTTTTTGTTAGTTCCTGTAGCAACAAAACCTGCTAAACTTAAAAGTCCATCAGTATCGGCAATACGGAAATCGCCGCCTGTTTTATGCTGAATAACAATTCTATTTGAAGCATCAACAAGTGCAACGATATTAGTGAATCCGGCTGCATTAATACCTGCTGCAACAATATCTGCATCTGCACTAGAACCTAAAGTTGTAACTGATATTGTCTTATTAGATCTAGTTAAACTTCCTGCTGTAGTTTCTGCAATATCAAAAGAATATGTACCAGATACTAGTTGAGTGGTAATTTTATCACCAGTTACAACTGTTGCTCCGGCTGCTGCTCTTGAAAAAACTTGGAAGTCTAATAAAATTGGATCTGTTTCGTTAATGTTAGCTTTTACATATAAATCTCCTGCAAGAAGATTTGATCCGCCACCGCTTTTGTCTAAACCAAATAGTGCTCTTTCTGGACTTGCGTACATTGGTGCATCAATAGATTCCCAAAGCTGAGTGTCGCTATTGTAAGATTTAACACTAATGTCTGCTCCACCATTTGGACTTGTAGTTTTAATCCAAAGTGAACCACTAGGTGCTTCTGCTGAACCGCCATCTTTGTATGCAGGAACGCTTGTGTGAGGTGCAATAGTAACTTTAGGTGCAGCATATGTGCCTGTTATAATACCTAATGCGCCACCATCTTCTGAAGCAGTATTTTCGTCACCTACTAGTGACCCTGATCCTGTTTCAATTATAATATCAACACCTGTTGAATAAAGTTCTAATGCACTATCAACTACTGCTGCTGATACACCTGCAATACCTCTAGCATTAATATCTGCTGCAAGTGTAGTAAGTGTTGTGCCTGAAGAAGTAACTTCTAAACTGTTAATTACCATTGAATCGCTTAATGCAATACTTACTGGTGTTTTACTACCTCTAACTGTTGCCCAACTTGCTGACCATTGAGTTGAACCAACTCTAACCCAATCACCTGCAGAACCTGCTGCTGATGAATGTCCTGGAGTTTTATAAAATGTTCTAAACTCTGTAGCAGTATCGTTTACATCAATTGTGCCATCAATAGCATAATCACCAATTTGTCCAATTGATGTTTTTGGTGCTGATGTGTTCGAATCAATATCTGAAGCTTCAACTAACACAGTTCTAGGTACTACTGAAAAAGACTGACCGCCTGTTGTTGTAACAGCGTTGCTATTCCATTCTAAAATACCAAAACTTGAAGTTTGCGTATCAATCCATTTTGCACCGTTAGCAGGTTCACCACCTGGTGCATTTGATTGTGCAGTAAGTTTAGCTAAGTCGATGTCTGCTCTTACTACATATGCTCTATTAGATACACCTAATACAGAATATGCAGTTTGTAATCCATACTCATTTAATTCACCTGCGTGAATCATATTGCCATTGGCATCTGAGTAAAATAATGGATCTCCGAATGTTTCACCAAGCTCTCGCTGGCTGGTGATTAGATATGGTTTACCAGCGTTTGCTTTGGTTGTACCTGCTGCAATTCCTGCGCCACTACTTGAAGTTTTATTACTAGCAGTTGCGACAAAAATCATAGGTACAGTACCAGCTGCGGCCGGAGTGTAGAATGATTCGTCAATTACATTGACTTCTACGCCTGGTGATACTAATGCCATTTTTATTTCTCCTATCAAAATGATATTGTTTTATATAGTGTATTTATTAATTTAGAAAGTTTTCACCCTTATATACACCCCGAAAAAGGCACCAAAAAGGTGAGCTAAATACACTATGAGACCTTTATGTCAGTGCGGAGAGCGGCCTGCTGCTATTAATTACAAAAAGCAAGGTAAAACATATTATCGAAAACTGTGCGAACGCTGTTTACGAAATGGCATTCATCACGGCATACCTATATGGAAACAACGAGGTTATGTTAAAAAAGAAGAATGTGAAAAGTGCGGTTTTAAATCAAAACATACAGAACAATTTAATGTCTTTCATATCGACGGAGATTTAAATAATTGTCGACCTAATAATCTAAAAACAATATGTGCAAATTGTCAGCGTTTAGTTCAAAAAGAAGGCGTCCGTTGGAGACAAGGAGATTTACGTCCTGACTTTTAAATGTTCTACAAGTTGGTACGTATTAAACATAAGTTCGTCAAGGTTGCTGTTGTTATCAATAGTGAAATCTGCCATCCATTGTTCTAAACTCATTGAGTCTTTTGCTTCAGGAGGAAGATGATCACTACGATCGACCCAAATAGCATAATCAAATACATTTGTATTTTTCATAGCGTAGAATTCACGCTTATTACGTAGTCCACAATAGATATCGTGTTGTTTAAATATTTCTCGACCTAAGCGAGCTCCATCGCCTTTATTAAAATCGCAGATAGCATCATACCATTCTGCTCTGTGATTATGCCTGTCAGCATAGCACTCTTCTTCATCAGCATATCCATACTTGTCCTTTAGCATATCATAGATAAAAAGTTTTGAACAGAATCGACTGCTTGATTCAAAACTTAGATTATAATTTTGTTGTAAAATTTCGCACACAGTATCTTTACCGTGGCGACCGTGTCCGATAACTAATAATTTCATAAAAGATATACCTCTATATTAATTTATAGTGTATAGTCTTTAATGCAAATTGTCAACCAATAAGAAAACCGTATCCAGTACCGCCACTAACTGCAAGTGATACATCAGCTTCTAGCTTTTCTAATTCTGCTTGTGCTTCAGCTTTTAGTGCATCACCGTTAAGTGTTGAACCACCTTGTGGTCCAGCAATAGTAGCAAACTTTGAACGTGCTTCGCCTAACATATATTTACAACTTGCAAGTGTATAATCTTTAATCCATTGCACTGCTAAGTAATCACTTAATAGTTCCGAATCTGGACGATAGTTGTAACAATAAAGTAATAGTTCTTCTTCTGCTCTAGGGCGTTGTAGTAATGTAAGTTTTTTACTTGTATTACTCCACTTAAACTCGATAAATGATCCAAACATACGTCCTACAAGTTCTTGGTGTTGTGCAAACAAATCATATGTTGCTAGTCCGCCCATTTTAGAGCTAGATAGCAAGTATGTATTTGTGTATGCTAAATTAAATGGCTCAAACAAACTGCCGCCATCACCGCCACCAGTTCTAGAACCTATACTTCTACGGAATAATTTACGAACTTCTATAACTTCATTTGGCAATGTATACTCATTTTGATCTACTACAGTTGTTAAAAACATATATGATTCTTCAACACTATTATCACTACGTTGTCTAAATTTAGTCAATGCTTTTGTTAGAGCTGTTTCATAATGTATTGGGTCAAGTTCTACATCAACCATTCCACCGCCGAGAAATGTGTTTACATAGTCGTATACTTCTTGTTTTTGTGTTGCTAAATCTGCCATATAAGTTTCTCCACATAGTATTTATCGTTACGATAAATATGTATATGCCAAGACTATCTTTATATAAACCAGAGCGCGGAAATGATTATCACTTTATAGACAAACAAGTTTATGAAATGTTTACCATTGGCGGTACTGACATTAATGTACACAAATATATAGGACCTAACAATCCTGCCGACGGTGAAGCTACAGCTGATCAGCCGCAATATGATGTAGTAAAAGAAACTAACATTCAAGATTTGTTATTCTTAGAAAATAGAGATAGAAAATATGATCCTGATGTATACTCAATGCGTGGCATTTATAATGTACAAGATATTGACT